TCATGCGCGCACCCCGCCGGTCTGCTTGAGGAAGTTGGCCAGCATCTCGTGGCCCTGTTCGGAGAGGATCGACTCGGGGTGGAACTGCACGCCCTCGACGTTCAGCGTCTTGTGGCGCAGCCCCATGATCTCGTCGACCGAGCCGTCTTCCAGCGCCGTCCAGGCGGTGATTTCCAGGCAGTCCGGCAGCGTCTCGCGCTTCACCACCAGGGAGTGGTAACGGGTCTGGGTCAGCGGGTTGTTCAGGCCGGCGAACACACCCAGGTCCTTGTGGAACACCGGGCTGACCTTGCCGTGCATGACCTGGCGCGCCCGCACCACATCGCCGCCGAAGGCCTGGCCGATGGACTGGTGGCCCAGGCACACGCCCAGCAACGGCAGCTTGCCGGCGAAGCGCTCGATGACTTCCAGGGAAACGCCCGCCTCGTTCGGCGTGCACGGGCCGGGAGACAGGACGATGCGTTCGGGGTTGAGCGCGGCGATCTCGTCGACACTCAGCTCGTCATTGCGAATGACATGGATGTCGGCCTTCAACTCGGCGAAGTACTGCACCAGGTTGTAGGTGAAGGAATCGTAGTTATCGATCATCAGCAGCATGTCTGCTCGAACCTCATGATTGCACTGCTTTCGGATCGCGCCATCGTCAACACCCGATGCGACCTCGCGGGCTGCGCGAATCTGGCAATTATGCCAGCGGATGGGAGAAATGAACGCGTAAGAAGAGACCGGCGCTATGCCGGGAAAGAAGGAATCAGGCGCGCCAGCGCCAACGGGCGAATGCCTTGAGGAGGGAGGTGATGATGCGGGTGCGGTGGATCACGGTTGCGGTCTCGCCTAGCGATGGCCGAACAGTAGCCCAAGGCCGGGCGCCAGCGCAATACGCGCGGCGCCCCTGCCGACGAAGGTAGGAAGATTCAGTGGCAAGCTTCGAGGGCGGCACGCAAGCGGGATTCGTAGGCCAGGTGCTGCTGCCGCTCGGCCAGCAGCGCGCGCACCTTGGTTTGCAGATCGTCCGCCGGGCGCAGGTCGGCGGTGGCGAATCGAGGGGTTTCGACAACCGGCGCCTGGCACGGTACCGGGACGGGAACGCGCACTTCCACCGGCGCCGGCGCCGGCGCGATGGAAGTGCAGCCCGTCAGGAGCAGCACGGGGAAAACCCGCAGCAGCTTCACGGCAACAGCTCCTGGTCGATCAGTTGACGGATCACGGCGCACTCCTCGCCTTCGCTGCGCTCCAGCAACAGCCGGCTGGCAGCGACCTCATGGCTCTGCGCCTGTTCGCGGGCCAGTGTCAGAGCGCGCTCGGCGGCGTCCGCACGCTGGCGGACAGCCTGCTCCAGCGCTTCGACCTGGGTGTTCTGCAGCGCCAGCTTCGATTCCAGAACTTTGCCGGCATCGCTGCAACGACCCTGCTCCAGGTGCAGCCTATCCACCTGCCCACCATAGAAGCGCGCGGTCAGCCAGCCACCGATACAGCCCCCCACCAGAAAGCCGGTCAGGCCCAGCGCCAACCAGAAGCGGCTCATTGCAGAACCTCCAGCGCACGGTGCCAGAGCTGCGCCCGTACCTCCAGGCCATTCAATCCCCCATTGATGCGCCGGGTGACCTCCTCGAAGCGCGCTCCATCGGCCAGCTCATTGAGCCCGTTGCGCTGCCACCACCACGCGGCAGACCGGCACGCCCAGCGCGGCTCCGCCAGCAGCTGCGGGCGGGCAACCAAGGGCTGCGCCAGCCCTTCTCCGACTGAGCGGTAGTTGCTGCGTCCGGTCACCTGCAGCAATCCGCGCCCACGGAAGCGCCAGCCATCGCCGGACGCCTCATCGCCATTGCCGTTGCGCCCGGCATAGACAAGGTTGGCGATGCGCTCCGGCTGGTACGCCACCTCCCGCGCCAGCGCCGTGGGCGAGCCATCGGCGCGGCGGAAGCGCCGCGGCCAGACGGCAGCCAATCGCTGGGAGCTGTAGGTCAGGCTTTCCACACAACGGGTCAGCTGAGCGCTCTCGTACCCGACCTGGGCGAGGAAGGCGGCAACGCGCGGCGGCGTGTCGACGCCGAAGTCACGCATGGCTGCATCGAGCGCCGGCAGAAAAACGCCCGCTACGGAGCGGGCGTTGGGCAGGATCAGCAGAAGCTGGCGTTCGTCGATGAGCATGTCAGCTGCCCTCCCCTGCCAGTGCCTTGCCGTCGCTCCCGCCATTGCACAGCACGCTGGTCGTCCAACCGCTCGCCTGGTAGTGCTGGGTCACGGTATCGACCAGATAAACGCCGTCGACTCCGGTCTTGAATCCGCTCAGCTCGACCAGGCACTCCGCGAAGAGATCTGCGCGGCCCGGCAGTTGCAAACGGACGCCGGCGGTCTGCCGGTTGAAGTCCGCAAGTCTCGACTTGGCCAACTGCTGAGCTGCCGTCTCATTGGCCTGGACATGGCGCTCGACGTACTCGGCCAGTACCTTCTTCGGCGCATTCGGATTTGCCGCCGTCACCGTGCGCAGAGTGCCGTCAGGTCCCTGGAAAGGCACGACCACCTTCGCGACCACCTTGCGATCGTCCAGGGTAAAGGTGAACGAGCTGACATCCCCGCGCAGGAGGCGCACGTTGTCCAGCGCCTGTCCCGAAGCACTGCGGCCCGCCTGACGGGGCATGACCAGCAACTTCAGGTCAGCGATCTTCGCCGTACAGTCGTACTGCCGCGCCAACCGCGTGATGAAGTGATAGTCGGACTCATTGATCTGGTCCGCGCGCGCAATTCTCGTCTTCACTTCGCACTCAGCCTTCCAGCCGTTGCGCTCGGCAATGCGGGCCACCACTTCGGCCAGTGTCACGTTCTCCCAGCTGTCACTGCGAACGGACTTGCCGGCATTGCGCGAGTCGCCGGACTTGGCCTTGATCACCAGCGTATCTGGCGCGCCGCTGAAGGTTACGGTGTCCACTGTACAGCGCCCCATCGGCGCGACACCCATTTCGTCATAGCCCAGGTACAGTTCCAGTTGCGCGCCGCGCCGCGGCAACACCACAGTGCCGGCGCGGTCGTCGAGGGTGAGCGACAGCGTGTCCGATTCCAGGCCGTGTTTATCGGTCACTTCCAAATCGAGCACGCGGTCATTGACCTGTGCCGTGATGTCGCGCCCATCGGCGACGATGCGAAAGACAGGTTTCATAGGTCACCCGAATGAAAAAGCCCCGCGCTTGCGGGGCCTGGATGGAACAGCCGAATCAATCCCACAAGCGGACCTGCGGGTTGTCCGGCACCGCCAGGTCGGGCATGCGGATCAGCACGCCGGCACGCAATGGTTGCGGCTCGTCGGCCAGGCCCGGATTGGCATTGAGCACAGCTTCCACGCAACCCCTGAGGTGGCCGTAACGCTGATAGCAGAGCTGATCCAGGACGTCGCCATTACTGCTGCGATACATCGTTGTCGTCGCCATAGCGGCTGAACTCCAGTTCGAAGGCTTGATTGCGCGGGGCCCCATTGGTGAGCAGAGCACTTTGCGTTTCGATGACCTTGGTCAGGCACCAGGTTCCCAGGGGATCCCCATAGCCACTGATCAGGCTCACCGGCTTGCCGCTCAAGGCGATTTCGCGCAACAGGTTCGGGTTCTCCCATCCCACGCGCTTGCCCGAGACCCGCGACAAGGCCGGCATGATCGTTCCCTTCAGCGACAGCGTCTCCGAACCAACGCCGACATACTGCAACGCCCCCCGGCGGCCTAGCCGCGCCTGGTCCTTCCAGGTGAGCTGGCTGGTACGTGTCGCCGACTCGAACGGTACCGTGTCGATATTGAAGTAGAACTGGGTCTGCGAACCCAACACCGTCATGACCAGCAGATGCGGCTGGGGGATCGCGCACATGAAATCACCGGGCGAAGGCTTGGGCGCCAGTACCGAACTGGGCAGTATCGAACCCAGCGAATCACCGACCTTGCCGATGACCTTGTCCACCGCCTTCCTGGCCCGGTCCACCTGTTCGCCCAGCCCCTGCATGCGTTCATCGATGCCCTTCAAGGCTCGCGTAGCGCTGTTGTAGGTGTTGACCACCTTGTTGACCTTGACCTGCGCGCGCTCGATGCCCTGCATCGCGCGCTGAACCTTGCCCGCCATCTCCGGCGAAACACCCGGCAAACCTTCCAGTTCGCCGGCCGCCCCGCGGATGTCACTGACCGCGCCGTTGACCGGCGCGATCACCGTGTCCAGGTCGCGGCGGCCATCCTCGGCAGCCCGGGCCAGCTGCGACAGGCCGTTCTGCATTTGCTCCCAATACGCCATATCGCCTCCTTAAACCACGACCGGATCGAACAGCGCATCACGCTGCCGTTCCAGAGAGAAGTCCGCCAGCAGCTGCCGCAACCTTGGCAGCAGGTCATTGGCCAGCTGGTTGGGATCGTTGAGGTTGCCGGATACGTTGATGCTGATCTGCGGGGCGAAGGTCCAGTTCTGCGCCCGGTCTGGGGCCAAGGCACCGCTGACAGGGCCGGAATCGCGCGGTGATGGTTGCACCAGCGCTTGCCCCGCGTCGCGGGATGTGCCCGATTTAGCCGCCGCCCCGTCGTCACCAGCGTCCTGGCTCGCCAGGATGCCGAGGGTGGCCCCGATCAGACTGCCCACCGGGGAAAACACCAAGGCGGCGAGCAGCCCTCCACCTACGACGCTTCCGACCGAGGGTCCCACCGCCGGAGAATCTGCCGGAGCACCAACGGCTTCCCCCATAGCACGCCAACGATCAGGCAACGACTCCCGGGGAGAGTCAGGGCTGATCTGAACAAGCGTCTGGTGCTGCAGAGTCTGGCTCAGAGCCTGCCCGAGCGATGGCAGGCGCGCTGTCGCCGAAGCATTGGGCGACGACTTCTCACCCGCCAGGCGCTCCCGAAAATAATCGATCAATGTTCCAGGAGATCGCAGCGGACCCAAATCCAGCGAACGAATGCCCTGTGCTTGTCTTTCGTAGCCCAACTCCGCAGCAAAGTCGGCAACCAGCTCCTGCGCCAGACCGAACTGAAGCGTTGCCAGAGCCATTCGCGCGCCATCCAGGGAGGCTGCCCGAGTCAAACCTGCGGCAACGCCTGTGGCCAACGGCAACCCCGCGTCCATTGTCCTCAGGCTAACGCTCCCGCCGGCCTGGAGCATGCCGCCCAGGGCATTCTCCGCAGCGTTACGCCGCCCCTGCACGGTATTGCGTCGCGCATCGACTGCGCTCTGCAACTCCACGCCCGGATCGACCCGCATCTGCTCGGGACGCTGCAGAACCTGCTTCCAGGAGCGTACGTCCTGCCCGGCGTCCAATCGGCGGACCAACTGCTCGACGGACACGCCTTCCTGCTGGGCGCGCCAGGAAATCACGCCCAGGCCCCGCTCCACGTCCGCCGCATCGCCGTTGCCCTGCTGCAGGATATTCGTGACTAGGCCCACCACAGCTTCAGATGTCAGTGCCTTGCCGTACTGAAGCTTTGTCGCCGCTGGCAGATACTGCAGGCTCCGCTCGAGCGTGAGTCCGGCATTCATCATCAGTCGGACCATGTCCAGCGCAGCGCTGGCGTCCACGCCGCTGCCCCTGGCAGCCGCTTCGACCTGTTTCGCCACCAGGGCCTCGGATGCCTTGCCCGGCACCAAGCCCCCCCTGACGGCAATTTCCTGAATGCGCTGCTCGTACTGGAGCGCATTGCGAAGTCCGAATACCGCGGCCTCCCTGGGACCGGAGAAGGCCTCGGGAATCGCGGATTCCTTCTTGGACCACTCGTACGCTACGGGAGGCAAGGCAATTGTGGTGCTGCCGAGCGGTCCCGTCACGGGTCGCGTCGCTACGGCTCCCGGCTGACGAAGCAGCGCGGCAATTTCTCGGAGGGCTTCAAGTGTCTGCTGAGCCAGCTGGTCCCCGCTTTGCGCCCCGTCGCGCCACGATTGATGCAGATCCAGGGTCGTCGGTGCGCCGCCTGCTCGCTCCGTGGCACGACCCGCGCGTGCACTCTCCAGGCGCAGCAAGGCATCGGCGACGGCCAGACCGAGCGAGTTCTTCAACGTCTCGCCAAGCGACCGCCCCAATGCTTCTCCCAATTCGGGGCCGAGGACTAGCGTCACCCCTGGGCTTTCACTCATGTTCATTTCACTCCCCTCTGAGGACAGGAGGCACCGGAGCACGGTGCCTCCCCACGAACGAACTAGCCCGTCTCATCCCCCAGCCACCAACGCAGGTCGCTGAGGGTCATGCGTTCCAGTTCGCCGGCCGTGAAGCCCGACTCAGCCGCCAGCCGCCGCGCCAACTGGCGCATCCGCGCGAAGCTCATCCGCGTCCTCTCGCACCAGGCGAAAGTAGGCGTGCTGCAGGCGCTGGTAATCGCTGAGCTTGAGCCCCTCCAGGTCCTGGCGGCTCACCTGCGCCAGCGAGGCGAACAATTGCAGTTCGCGCTCCTCGTCGTCGCTGGCGACCTTGCTGGCCAGGCGGATATCGCGCACGGTGGGCGCACGCAGGGTGAGGGCGTCGACCTCGACGCCGTTGCAGGAGGTCGGGCGGGACAGTTTCACCACGGCCGCGTCCTCGGACAGGCTCAGCCACGCGGGCTGTTTGACGGAGTCTTGCATCAGGATTCTCCTCAGGCGCCCAGGTCAGCGCGCAGCGCGGCGAGCTGATCGACGCCGTTGATCTTGCGCACGGAATTGACCGGGTCGATCTCGAACATCTCGCGGCCTTCGATTTCCAGCTTGTAGTAGGTGACCGCCACGCTGTAGGTGCAGGCGGCCAGCTCATTGGCCTTCCACTCGCCCGGATCGACTTCCTTGAGCAGGCCGCGCACGGTGGCGACCACCGGCACGGTGCCGCCCTTCTGGGTCTTGAAGGAGCCGCGGAAGGTGCCATTGAACGAACCCTGGTCGCTCAGGCCGAAGAACTTCATAGCCTCGCGGCGCGCGCCGTTGGTGGTGAACTTGGCTTCCATGGCCTCCAGGCCCATGTCGAGCAGGATCGGGGCGTCCATGCCGCCGGCGCGGTACTCCTGGGTCTTCACCTTGAGGGCAGGCAGGGTCAGGGAGGGCACGTCACCGGCAAAGCTGACGCCGTCGACGAACAGGTTGGTGTTGGTGAGGATCTGCGGAATCATCTGGGGTTCTCCTTAAGCTGCGTCCAGGACTTCGGTGAGCCACTGATCGGTCACCTCGACGCGGAAGTTGGGGTTCTCGGCCGGCGGTACGTCGGTGAAGCGGATGTTCCAGTACACCTTGCCCTGGGCCAGTTGGCTGGCGGTGTTGAGGTCCGGGTCGGCGTAGACCTCGAAGTCGATCACCGCGCCCTGGTTCTTCAGGTCGCGCATGAAGGCCTGCAGGCCCTCGGTGACGTCCTTCACGTAGGTCTTGGTGATGCCGCGGTCGACCGCCCACTTGTGCCCGGCGAGGATCGCGTCCATCACCATGTCCATGGTCCGCACGCGGGTCACGAAGGCCCACTTGGCGTCGCTGGAGAGGGTACGGTTGCCCCACAGGCGATAGCCGTCGTCACGGATGACGGTGGTGATGTTGGCGTTGTTGAGCAGGTTGGCGCGGCAGGTCTCGTCGCCGTCGAGAAACTCGATGGGACGGCCGGTACCGGTGATGCCGAGCAGTTCCTTGTTCGACGGCGAGGACCAGAAGCCGTACTGGCTGTCGGTCCAGGCGAACAGCGCGGCGGCGTTGGCGGAGGCCGGCGCGTTGACGGTGGCGCTGCTGGCGGTATCCCAGTACTGCACGCCCGGGTCGACCAGGTAGATGCGCTTGCTGCCGAACTCGCCGGCGTAGGCGATGGCCGCCTCGTCGGTGGTGTTCGGGCCATCGACGATGGCGATGGCGCGCAGCTTCTCGGCCAGTGCGCCCATGGCGGTGGCGACCGCCTGGGTGGCGGAATGCTTCGGCGCGATCAGCAGGCGCGGCTGGGCGTTGAAGCGCGACTTGCCATCGAGCAGCGCCTGCAGGCCGGTCCGCTGGCCGGCTTCGGTGACGGTGCCGATGATCGCGGAGGTCAGCTGTGCCGCATCCTCGACCTTGGCCACGCCCACCGCCACGACCACCGCGGCGGACTGGGTGAAGATGGCGGTGCAGGACTTGTAGATCGCCGACGCGGTACCGAACGCGGCAGCCGCTTCACGCAGGTTGGTGAGCAGCACCGGCACATCGGCCTGCGCGGTCAGCTTGGCCTCGGGGGTGAAGGTATCCACCAGGCCGATGATCGAGGACGACGGCAGCGCAATGGTGCGCGCACCGACGTCGACATTGGTCACGGTGACGCCGTGAAAGAAGCTCATAGGTTTTCTCCAGACATAAAAAAACCGCCGGGAGGCGGTTGGGTGGTATTCCCTAGCTGCTAGATGCAGAGGGGTAAAAGCTGTATATGGATCGGCAGTATTAGAATCCGACCGCGAACCAGTGCATAGCCAGAGCGATGGGCCCAGTGCCCGCGCTTGGACTAACCATCATTCCGTAGACGGTTGCTCCTGTATTAGAGAATGTACCCAGCGATGCGGCTCCGGCAGCCGAAGCGCCCGCAGTCCAGCCTGTCAGTTGAATACTGCAACAAGTTGTCGGAAAGGCCATTGGAAAAACTAACGAACCGATACCATTGCTACCGGTAGTGACAGTTCCCCACTGCAGAATCACGCCGCTCGGCAATTTTTGATATCCAGTAGCAGATAGCGAAGCTTGCATCCCAGCGGAGTATCGCAGGGCCCCTGTTCCATGTACCGCCCACACACCGCTCTCACAGACAAATCGAGCACTCTCCCCGCCCAAGAGTTTAATGCTGCCAACGATGTTTCCGTCAGGAGATATCTGGCTTCCACTCTTGCTGGCGACTGTGATGGGAGTTAAGGCGCGGCAGTGCATTAAAATAGATGAACCAACCGCTACTTCAGCAACATCGGGGAGAGTCACTGTGTAAGTATTTTGCCCGCCAAGGCCAATGCACGAACCACAGTCAGCTGGAGTTAGTTGCGCCCCTGAACTAATCGATCGACCACTCGCGAGGTTACCCAAAGCGCGCTGGACGAAACCAGTTGTCGCAACACGAGTAGAAACGTCAAACAGCGGTTGAGTTGGTGCAGTAGGATTCCCCAGCAGAGGCGTATTGACATAGTCAAACTCAGGCGAATACACATCTACGGTATTGCAGACCAGCATGCGCTGCCGCCCCTGGCTTACAGCCACCCCCGTGCCGGCGGCAGTCTTCAGCGTCAGGCTGAACGCACCAGTGGTGCGGTTATGCACCACCCATTGCCGGTACACGTTAGGCACAATCACATTGATGTTGGCCGTCAACGCGCCCGTGAACGTCAACATCCCATAGCCGACCTCGTCTGCTGTGAGAGTCACATCGATGCCACCCGCCACCGACTTGCTCATGCTTCCCGTCACCAGGTTGCGGACATAGGAAGTCGTCGCCAGGCGAGTGGACAGATCCCCCTGCGCCGGGTTGGGCGCAGTTGGCGTTCCGGAAAATGCCGGCGACGCCAGCTTCGCCAATCCATTGGTAATGTTCTGGAACGTCAGCGCTGTAGTACCCAGGACAATCGCCCCATCGGTCACCAACTGCCACACGCTGTCCGTCTGCGCGGTGCCGCTTTCCACCGTCACGGTGAGGCCGGGCGTCACCTCACTGTTTTCGTCGGCATCGGTCGCACGTTTCCAGGCGCCGGTAGCGACGACATACAGCCCGTTGTCCACAGCATTGGTCTGGTTCTTCACCAGCACACGGTCACCCGGGGCCAGCGCCACACCATCCACCGTCTGCAGGCCGCTCAGGGTGACGCTTGCCGTGGTCGCTGCTCGCACCGACTGCTTGTAGTCCAGCCGGTTCAGCGCCGTGACGATGGAGTTATCCACATACTCCCGCGTCGCCAACACAACACTCGGGTCGATCTTCAGCTCCACCGAAGCCGCATTGCTGACGATCAGCACGATGCGCACGGTCTGGGTGCGGCCGCTGCCTTCGGCCAGTTGCGGTTTGTAGGACGGTGCGCAGTTGGCGTAGGCGATCAGGGCGCCGGCTTCGTCGTACAGGCCCATCTCGCGGATCCACCAGCCGCCCACGTCCTCGGGGATGACCTGTTCGGCGATGATCTGCGCGCTGTTCGCCGGGTCGACGCTCAGGCGGTTCAGCGGCGCGCGGCGGACTTCGTTGACCAGCTGGGTGCGGCTGGCGTCGGGGGTCGGCACGTTGCCGCCACCATCGCCCACCGCGAGCTGGGTGATTTTCAGGGTGGTGCCCAGCGCGGTGGCGTTCGCCAGCTTGCCGGCACCGATCGTGGTGAGAAGTGCGTAGTAGGTTACTGCCATGGGTAGACACTCAAGCTATCGATGGTGTGTTCCCGGCCCGGCAAGCCGTGGCTGCCGATCGCTTCGATCACGTCCGGGAGGTAGGGGTAGACGGTGACGATGTCGCCGTCGTATTGCCCGGAGCCGACGGTGATCCGCCCCTGGGATTCCAGGCTGATATCCAGCCCGATGAGGTGCCGCGTGAGCGGTTTGGCGTCGTCGATCAGGCGCTCCACCTCCTGGTACATTTCCTCGCTGATGCCACTGTCGAGCACGCCGATGCGCAGGCGGAAGGTGCCCGGCTCGCCCATGGGCGCGCCCTGCCACCACTCGATGATCTCGATCAGGTAACCCAGCGGCTCGATCACCCGCCGCAGCGCGGCGATGGTGCCCTTGTGCTGGTGGATGCGAAACGCCGCGGCCACCGCCTTGCGCTTGACCGTCTCGCTCCAGGCCGGGTCCCAGCGGTCCACCGACCAGGCCCAGGCGAGGTACGGCAGCAAGGCCACCGGGCAGCGTTGCGGGTCCATCAGCTCACGCAGGGGGACCGGCAAATCGGCGACCTGCACGTCGGCCAGGGCACGCTCCAGCGGCGTCGAGTTGATCGGCAGCAGGCGGCTACTCATCCGAACCTCCCACGCGGATCTGGTAGCCGCTGCAGTACGCCGCCTGGGTGGAGTCGAGCACTACGTCGGCAGCCGGTTTGGCCAGCTCGACACGCTGCACGCCTGCCACATGCAGCGCGGCGAACAGCGCGCTGCGGCGGATGTCGCGGCCGATGCGGCGCTGCGTGGCGATATAGGTCTGCAGCGACGCCTCGGCGGCCTGCTGGATCAACTCGGCCTCCGGGCCCGGATAGATGTAGAGCACCGCGTCGACCTGATAGGGCACGATGGCGGCAGACTGCACGGTGAGGCGATCGCCCACCGGGCGCACGTCCTCATCGTTCAGCGCGCGGCGCACCGCATCCAGCAGGTCGGCGGAGGCAGCGCCATTGCCTTCGGAAGACAACACACTGACCAGCGCCTCGCACGGCTGCGGGCTGATCGCCGAAACGTCGGCGATACGTCCATCGGCGCCGAGCGCGAAGGCCACGTACGCATTGCGCGGGCCGGCGACCGAGAGCTGGTCGAAGGCCAGTTGCGTGCGGTTGCGCAGCGAGTCGTCCCCCTCGAGCACGGCCGGGGTCGGCGGCGACGTGGTGGCGTCGGCCTCCTGGATTACCAGGCGCTTGACGTTGTAGCCGGCGGCCAATTGGTCCAGGTCACCCTGGGTCGCATAACCGAGCATCACCGCACGGGCGGCATCGTTGATCCGCGCACGCAGCAGCAGTTCGCGATAGGCCGCCAGCTCCAACAGCTTGACCACCGGATCGGACTCCAGCGCTGCGGTCCAGCCTTCGCCCATGGCGCTGCGGAAATCCGCCAGTAGTTCTTCGTAGAGCGTCTCGTAGTCGAGGACCTCGACGACCTCGGGGGCGGGCAGTTGGGACAGGTCGATCAAGCTCATGCCGCCACCTCCAGGCCGATCTCGTCGCCCAGGTAGACGCCGCGCAGGCGCAGCGACACGCTGCCCGCGACCACCGCCACGACCTGCACCGAACTCAGCCGCAGACGCGGCTCCCAGCGGCCGATGGCACGGGCTACTTCAGCCTGCACCGCGCCCTTCCAGCCTTCGGTTACCGGCAGGTCTACCATGCGCCGCAGACGGCTGCCGTACTCGGGGCGCATGCGCCGACTGCCCAACGGGGTAGTGAGGATGTCCTCGATGGATTGCTTCAGGTGCGCCAGCGCGCTCAGCGGCTGGCCGTTGCGTCGATCCATACCGATCATGGCCGCGCCCTCCGTCGCTCAGGGTGCGCACGGGAAAAGTTGCCCATGGCAGGTCTCCAGAAATGCAGAGGCCCGCACGAGGCGGGCCTGGGTTGGAAGTCGAAGCGACTTCAATGGGTGTGGTGGTTGCTGTTGCCGGCGGTGTCCATGATCGAACCGGTGCTGCTGATATTTCCGTTCACCGTCAGCGCGCCCTTGATAGTCACCGGGCCGGTCAGCTGGATGCTGGCGGCGGTGACGTTCACCGCGCCGGGGTCGATCACCAACTGGGTGCCACCGACCCTTACCGTCGCGCTGCCGGCGGGCAGTTGCAGGTCATAGCGATGCGCCTGCCAGTCGTAGCTCAGTACAGCGCCATCGGGAAAGTGCCAGCTCTCTACCTCGCCTCGATTGTTCGGTGGTGCCGAGGCCGCGCCGAACAGCCCCGGCACGAAGGTGCCCATGGCGGCCATTCCGGACGGGCTGAGCAGCACACCCTGCTCGCCCAGGCTCGGCGCCCGCCAGTGCCGCGCGGCACCGGCCGCTTGTGCGTGCCAGCGCACCCAGGCGCTGGTCCATTCGCCGGAACGCACGCGTACTCGCGCCGCCGCCAGGTCCACGGCCACCACTTCACAGGGTATGACCAGGGCGGCGAGCATGCGGTCGTGTTCCGCACTCACGTAATCCTGATTCATTGCACGGCTCCCGGGTCGAAGTAGTCGCCCTCGTGGCCGGGGCCGGTCTGCGGGTCGACGCCCAGCATGAGGCTCCCCGGCGGCTGGTCTTCCCAGGGCCATTCCGTTTCACCGAGCAATACCGGTTGCTGCCACTCGACCAGCCAGACCCGGCACGTCGCCAGCGCAGGATTCTCGCTGTCCGGCTGGGCCTGGACGAAACTCACCGGCTGCAGTTCCAGCCCCCAGTTCTGGGCGCGCAAAAGCACAGCCAGCGAGGCGACGCTGCGCAGCGCGAGGGCCTCGGCTTGCGCGTCATCCTTGGTTACCAGAATGCGCGCCTGGAGCCGGCAGATCAGTGCGGTCTGCCCATTGCCCGGATCACGGCCGGGCAGCAGGCCGGCGTACTCGAGCGCCAGCGCAGGAAGTGTCGCCGGCACTTGCTTGAGTGGGCCGCGCAGAAACGCGCCGATCTCAGTCAAGCGCGTGGCTAGCGCCTGCTCCACCGTGTCGAGCAGTAGCGCCAGGGTCAAAGGTTGTTCGGACATGTCGTCTCCTTGAAGCA